CACGCGAGTATCTAGGGCGCTGATTGCGCTAGCGTTCGTGCTGACGTTGGTGTTGGTCGTCGTCAGGTTATTCGTCAGCGTAGTGATACTGGTGCTGTTTGAGGTGATGTCGGTCTCGGTCTGGGTCACCCTCGATTGCAGCACGGTGATGGCATTGGACGTGGTGGAGAAGTTTCCGCCAGCATCCTCCAGTACCGTCTCAAGGTCCGTGATGTCTGCGCTGATAGCCGTGATGCTGTTGCCTTGGCTGACCACCGTACTGTCGAGCGTCGAGATCGCCGAGGCATTTGCGGTAATTGCCGAGCCATTCGTCGCAATATCTGCGGTATTGGTGTCGATATCCCCTTCGGCAGTCGTCATGCGGGACTGAAGCGCGGTGATGCTTGATGCGTTCTGTCCAATGCGGGGGTCTTCTAAAGACTGCCACGCGCTCCCATCCCAAAAATAGGGGGCGTTATTGTCGTCGGTGTCGTACCACCGCGAGCCATCGGGGATAGGGTCAGGGATACCACCGACCCCCGCCACTGGCTCATTGTCCTGAAGATAAACATCGGCCACGCCTGCCGTGATATCACCGAGCAATCCGGTCAGGCTCTGCACCGAACCCTCAAGGGTGTTCAGCTCACCCCTAATCGTCGTGTTTGATTCATTGACGAAGATGGCAACATCGCCGAGGTTTTGAATATCGACTTCGAGGCCGGTCTCAAGGTCAAGGATTGTTTCGTTTTCTAGCTCGACGTTCAGGATTTCTTGGGCAAGGACGCTGTTTACAACGTCAGTGGTCCCTAGAACCGTGGTCCCGTCAGTATCGTAGAGATTGGTCCCGACCGTAGCCCCGACGGTGGCGTTGTCCTCAGGGCGGCCCGTTCCGGTTACTTGCGGCCAATCTGCCGTTTCAGCAAAGTTGGCATCGTCGTCTAGCTGGCTGGTGGCGATCTGCCCAGCCGTAGCTTGGATGCTAGAGGTGTCGGAGTCGGGGTCGCGGATTGACTCTCGCCCGTCCACGTCCTCGGAGCGCACCCAATAATAGCGCTGCGTCCCGCGCTCCAGCTCGTGGCGGAATCGCGTGCCGCGCACCCGGCCCACCTCGACCGCATTGGCCCAGGCGCTGTCTGGCGAGGCATAGATCACCACCTCGTCATACATGGAAGGCATCGAGGGCGCCTCCCACTCCAGCAGGATGCCCTCCTCCTCGCTGGTGGCGGTCAGGCCCGAAGGCGATGGCACCGCCGGGTCATTAAAGACGATCAGCCCGGCTGCCGTGCGCGTGCTGTAGTCACCCAGGGCGGGGTCGGTGTAGGCGGAGGCGCTGTCCTCGCGCACCGTGAGCATAAAGCCCTTCTCGGGATCGAAGGACCACGCATCGACCACGAAAACCTTCGACGACCAGCTGAGCTCGCTGACGGTCAGATTGATGCGGTCGCCCACGCCAACCTTGAGCGCCTTCCAGTTGAGCGGAACCACTGCGGTGGTCTGCTGATTGTTCAGGCGCAGAGACCGCCAAGCCAGCCGCTGGGCCATGTATTGGTCATTGGTCATCGGCAGGGCGATGGAGGTGGTGAGCTCCTGTCCATCGTCCCGAGTGCTCAGGTAGTCGCTGTCCTGCACGCGCAGGAACTGCGTGGCGGCATAGTCGGCAGAGGGATCGACGAAGGTGCCGCGCACGGTGTTGAATCGCTGAGCTCGCGGGCGCTCGGGCTGCACCTGCACATCGCCCACGATGTCGTTTTCGGTGAAAGCGTAGGTGGGCGCCTCATAGGCTGCGGCGCGGATTCGATACTTGCCGCCGGACCAAGTGAGCGTGCCAGCCATCGAGGAGAGCAGATTGCGAATATTGTCCGCGTAGGCGGTGCCTGTATCTAGGACGCCGTTGCAACTAAAGCGCTTGGTGGAGCCGCCGGAGGGCACGGTGACGGTCGCGTCACACTGGTCGGCTGCCGTCGCCACCATGGCCCAGTCGATGTCGGAATAGGACACGCCCTCAGCGCCCATGCCAAGGTCCGCATCGAAGAGATAGTCGGCCAGGCAGAGAGCAGGATTATCTGACCATTCCCAAGTTGAAGGGTCAGCTAAACGATGCAATCCTGATCCGCCATTGGTGGAGTCGAGGCGAGGGTCGTAGACCTTCTTCCCCTTAACTACGGCGCGAATGTTCTGCGGCGCGCCATTAGACCACACGCCCTCACCCGTGCGCGTCCCGAGCTCAAAGGCGGAGACAACATAGCAGGTGCCCTTGCCGACGTGGGAGCTCGTCCAATCGCTGAAGGCGGAGGCGAGCTGGGAGACGTGGGATTGCGTATCGGAGCCAAGGCGCCGGTAAAAATTGGTGACTTCATTGCCACTGATCGGCCCATAGGTGCCGCTGGTGACGCCTCCAGTCCCCGCCCAGTCGATGATCGAGGAGGGGATTTTGTCGCCGTCGAGGTAAATGGCCTCGATGTCCTCGCACTCATGGGAGGCGAGAGAGACGACCGTCCAGAGGGTGTTATTGTCATTCGTGCCGGTCGTGGGCGCCGTGTTGGTGTACACCACCGGACCAGACACCCGAGCGCGTCCGTAGACGATCTTGGAGGGCTCAATGGCGGAGCGCACCATGGCATCACGGGGCGCGGCTGCGGCTGCCTTGCGGGCGTCGGCTTCTTGTTTCTTTTGGCTTGAGGCCACCAAGGCTATATCTGCGACTGCGGCCACTGTCATAATGGTTGCGGCAGTAGCACCAGAGACGCCAGTTGCCACGATAATAATTTGTGCAACCGCCTGAGCCATTAGATTCTCCAGCCTTCGAGGGCATAGCGCAGAGGCGCTCGGTAGAGTCCCACCTTGAGCGGGACTAGGGCGCCATCCTTTGCCCGCACGCCTGCAAGCTCGCCCACACCCGGCAATTTTAGCAGGAGCACGTCCGCCGTGCTTGTCTCATTGACGGGGCAGGGCTCGCCAAGTATGTGCGTCAGAAGCCCCGCCAAGCCGCCGTGGCGGGCCATGAGGGCCTCGGCCTCGTCCTTGCTCGTGTAGTCCATGCCGAGCGCCGGATCGTGGCCCCTGTAGGCCACAAAGACGGCTCGTGCAAGCTGGCAGCAATCCATGGCGCCCCAAGTGAAGGGCTGATCGCCGAGGGCGCGTGTGACGCTCCTGACGGCCTCCTCGCGGGTCATCGTGGCCCGATGTTTACCACGGGTGCGATGCCCGCTCTGCCGCTGCCTCCTGTGGCGCGGAAGCTTTGCGTGCGGCCACCCCAACGGAACTTGGCATCGAGCATTTGCGGCAGGTACTCAAAGAATTTGTCGGCAGCGAATTCACTCTGATGATCGGCGTCATTCTGGAGTCGTCCGTTGACCTTCTCAAAGGCCGCCAGCTGGCTTTCGCAGGTCACTCGGATCACGCTTTCGGTGCCCACGGCCACCTGCATATCGTCCACATAGCCCGCCCACATGGGGTGCGGCGCGTCGATCAGGGCTCGGTCGGAGTCAAGCAGGCCCACAAGGATATACACGTTGCGCAGCACGCTGTCGTCCGTCAGCACCTGCGAGGCGATGTCGGCATCAATGCCGGAGAGCATGAGCTCGACGGCATAGGGCGAGACGTCGCGGCCCTCGTCCAGCTTGCTGATCCCGCCGAAATCGCCAATCCCGCTCCAAGTGCGGCTCGTGCCGTCCCAATCATTGGCCGTGATGGGGCCAATGTCATCGTGCAGGTAGAGGATGCCGGTGGGCGCGTCGAATTCAAGCTCCACGAAAACCACCGGCCGGATGAGGGCATCATCAAGAGCGGTAGCATTGGAACTGCTCAGCCCTCGGCTCATGCGATCACGTCCTCAATGGCTTCGATGGAGAAGGTGGAGAAAACGCCGGGCTGATTACTCCAGCCGCTGACGGGATTGATCAGCCGGAAGATGCCGGTGGGCGCGCTGATCGTCAGCGTCGCGTTGTCAGCTGGCGCCTCGCGGAGCTCAGGCACAAAGCCCACCGTGGCCGCCCCTGCGCTGATCGTGGCATCGGTCACCGCCATTTTAAGCTCGCCGTTGACGGTGAAGAGATCGCCGCGAAGGAAAGCATAGGTGCCGCCGGTCCAGCCATCGGTGGTCAGCTGATTGCCCGTCTGGCTTGCGCCGTTGACGCGAGCCGTGCCTGCGCCATCTGCGCGGCGGGTGTAGGAGTGATCCGTCAAAAAGAAATTATTGGCCGTGCCTTGCAGCTGCGCCAAGAAAGCCTGCATCACGGCTCGGTCGGCGCCGGTGAGGTTGTCGAAGGTCAGCGTCGCCCGCCAGCGCGTGCCGCCACGCTGCGCGGTCTGGATCGCGCCGGTGAGCGGCGACACAAATTGCCGAGCGTTGGAGACGATCTCCCAGCTGCTGGCGGAGGGCGTGATTGAGGGGAAGCCAAGCGGCATCAGAAGCGCCTCCGTGCAAGCATGTCGGCGATCTCAGCCTTCTGGCGGCGGAGCTCTGCCGAGAAAATGGCGCGGTCCTGCTCCGATGCCCCGCCCGAGATATTCACCACCGGCGCATAGTTGAGGCCAGCACCGCCCAGTTGATCATTGGGGATGACTGCGCCAGAGCGCCCCGGCACCATGAGCTCAGGTCCGCGCTCGCCCACGATATACGGGCGACCACCCATCACGCTGCCGCCATCGGCCTTGAAGCCAAGGGCAGCGCCGATGCTGCCGAAGATGCCACCAAGGCCGCCACCAGCTGCGCCGCCGCCCGGAAAGATGCTCTTGAAGGCGTTCATCAGCTGGCTCTTCAGCACCTGCGACGCCATCTCCGTGAGGATGTTGGAGAAGGAGCGCATCATGCCCTCCTTCCCATCCGTGACGCCGCTGATCAGGGCGTCGGAGATGTCGGAGCCAAGGGTGTTTACCTTGTCCTTCGCGTCCGTGACCACTTCATCAAGGGCTTGGGCCGTGCCCGTTTTCACACCTGCGAGCTCCTCCGCCGTCTTGCGGGCGCCCACCGTGATCTCCTCAAGGGTGGCCATGATGCGCTCAGAAGGCAACCCGTCAGCCAGCGCGTCTGTGATCTGCTGGCGGATCAGGTCAGCCTGACGGCCAAAGGCGGCGGCCAAGCCTTCCAGCGTGCCGCTCACGCTCGTCTCGATCTCATCCATACCAAAGGCGCGGGCGAGCACGTTGTATTTCTCAATGAGGAAGTCGACGGCCTTGGCTGCTTGGGCCATCCCGCCGAGCAGGAACTGCATGAAGATGGCAAAGCCCATCTGCACGTTTTTGATCACAAGGCGCAGGCCGAGGATCACATCGGCGACGAAGCCGAAGGCTCTCGCCAACGCATTCGCCACACGCTGCCCGATGCTCCCAAACTCCTCGGAGTCGAGGGCTGATTGGCGGATCAGGTTGGCGACGTGCTCAACGATGGGCGAAAAAGCCACCGCCAGCTGATTGCCGACGCCTTGGAAAACGGCTTTGGTCCGCTCGATGGCGTCATTAGCCTGCTCCACCTGCACGGTGTCGACGCGGCCAAGGGCCACGCCCAGCGCTTGGGCCTCCATCATCATCTCTTTGAGGCCGGCCGAGCCCTCGCCTAGGGTGTTGACCAGCGCCACGCCCTCGGAGTCGAAGAGCTTCATGGCGAGGCGCACGCGATCGGCCTGCGTGCCCACGCCCTGCATGGCGTCGGCCACGATGGCCATTTGCTGATCAAGCGGCAGCTTCACGAGCTCCTGAGCATTGATGCCGAGCTCCTCAAGCGCGCCCTTCGCCTCACCCGTCCCCACTGCCGCTTCAGCCACGCGCCGCGTCATGCGCTGAAGGGCCATATTCATGGTTTCGGTGCTGACGCCGGTGAGCTCTGCGGCGTGCTGAAGGCCCGCCAGCGTCTCGGTCGTGGTGCCCAGCTTGTCGGCGGTCTTGCCGAGGTTGTCGATGCTGATCATCGACATCCGGGTGAAGGCAGCGAGGGCGGTAGCGGCTGCGGTGGCCGCCCCGGTGCCGAACTTGATAAAAACCGGGGTCAGCTCATTAACGCGCTTGCGCGTCTTGGTCGCGGCCGACTGGATCGACTTGAACGCTGCGGCGGTCTTGTCTTTCGCCAGGATTGTCAGGACGGTCTTTTGGTCAGCCATTCTTTTCCCGCCTCATCTCAAACCAAGCCGCCCAGCCCAAAAACTCCCTGTAGTCCATCTGGCGAATCTCCCCGACCGTTTTGTGCAAATGCTCAGCCAGGGCAAACTGCATTTGCAGGTCGGGATCGCCCTTTAGTTTCCCGCCACGTCCTCCGCGCTGGCATCCTCGGCGTTGATCTCGCCGACAATGCGCGCCAGCACGTCAGGATCGACGGAGCGGAGCAGCTCGGTCTTTTCGATCTTGCGAAAGACCGGCCGCCCCTCGCCATCAATCAGGCGATGCACCAGGGTCATGATCATGGCCTCGGCGCTCTTGCCAGCGTTGGCCAGCTCCATGATCTCGCCGAGATTGTGGAGGCTGATGCCGGGCCGGATGTAAACCGTCGCCTCCCACTCGGGGATTTGCAGCTCACGCGGCTCGGCGCTCAGCTTGGCCTTGTAGTGGCTCTTTGCCCTCTCCAGCAAAGTGCTCATGCTTAGACCGTGGTCTCAGTGAGGGCGCCGGTGCCTTGCAGGCTCACCGATGCTTCGACCAGCCCGTCGAAGGATGCCGTGCGGCTCACCTCGGTCACGATAGCGGTGCCGGTGTAGTAGGTGTCCGTGGAGGCGTCGCCCTCGGGATAGACCGCGAAGGTCACTTCCGCGCCGATGCTCAGAGCGCCCTGACCGTTGGTGTCCGTCTCGTCCCAGAACACGTCTAGGCTGCCCGTGAACGTGGTGAGGCTCGACTTGTAGGTGCGCGCCGTGTCGCCCATGGACGTGTCCTCAAGCGTGTCAGCGCTCTCGGCAATGGTCCAAGTCCGAACTTCGGCCACGGTGTTTGCGCCGACTTTGACGACGCCTTCGCTGCCCTTGTGAGTTGCCATGCTTAATCCTCCAATGCCACTGGGGCGTCATCGTCAGCCGGAACAAGCTCCGGCACTTCAACGGGCTCGACCACCACGGCCCAGCCCTTCGACTCCATCAATTCTACCTTATCTGGGCGAACGCGGATAACAGTTGCCGCGCCATCGCTCATCTCAATCAGCGTCATGCTCCCACCTCCACGTCATTCTCAAGGGTCACATAGTCGACCTCGACGGTCAGGGTGGCGCGAGCCACTGGCTGGTCACCGTCGCCACTGAAGTCGCTGTCGAAGGCGGTGATGCGCGTGTCCTTCGCGTTCCCGCCACGGGTGCGGTCAGTGTAGAGCGCCTCCTCAATCTCCACGCAAGCGGCGTCAAGTGTGTCGTCATAGCCGGTGACGGCCTTTGCGTACACGTCCACGCTCACGCTCAGCGTCCTGATCTGAGTGCGCGGGGGATTGATCGTCGCGTAGTCGGTCGCCTCGGAGCTCGTGTAGATGGCCAGGCCAGGCAAGCGATCCTCGGCGATGGGATAGACGCGGGTTTGATAGACGTTGGCGCCCGTCGTCGCCAGCCCCGTCAGCGTCGTCTCGATGTCGTCACGAATCAGCTTGCGAACGTGTGCCATCAGGGCGCCTCAAGCATGAGCTCAGTGATTCCCGTGCCGTCGGGCATCACGATGCGAATGACGTAGGTCGCGCCCTCGACTGCGAGGGTGTCGCCTTCCGAGGCGTTCGGCACGTCAGCCGTGCGGGCAGTCACTCGGGGCTGGCGGACGGCGAAGGAAACGCCGCCCCCGGTGTCCACGGCCTCATAGGCGTTATCGAAGATAACCGTGATGCTGCTGGCGGACCCGCCGGAGGGCGTATAGGTCGCCGCCACGCCGAAGTCAGCGAGCATGATGAGTCGATCATCGGCGGTCTCGACGGCCACGATCAGCCCTCAGTCTTGCGCGCCCGGCTACGGCGGCGCGGCTTGGTTTCTTCACTGAGGCCCACTGCGCGATCTGCGACTGGCGCCTCTTCAGCGTGGGGAACGACGCGCCCCATCGCCATCAATTCTCTGGCTTCAGCATCGTCGAGCTCGACCAGGGCGCCCATCTTGCGGACCCGGCCAGCTGCTACGGTGTTGCGGAGCACTTTGTATTTCATAAAACCCCCAGAGGATCAGGCCCCCACGAAGGGGGCCGTCACCTTAGTGCCTAGGCTTAGCTGCCGCCGTCGTTCCCGAGGCAGAAGCTCACAGCGTTGCGCACTGCCACGTCGCAGCTCTGGAGAGCCACCACGCGCACGGTGCCGCTGGTGCTGGCGGTGTAGGGGTCGACCACGATGTCGAGGCCGCCGAACATACCGACCAGCAGGTCGCTGAAGTTGCCGAAGTAGGCGTCGCCAGCTGCGGCTTGGTTGGAGACAATGCCCCGATAGCCGTTGATGGTCCCGCCGGGCTCAACCACAAACTGGGCCGTGTTGGCTGCCTTCTCCGTGGTCTTGAGTGCGCCGTACATGGCCGCGCCCATGATGTAGGCCAGGTTGCCGGTGAGGGCATTGTCGGTGGCCACCTGAGTCTCCATGTCCACAATCTGTGCGAAGGTCGGCACGAGATCAGGAGCGGTTCCGAAATCAACGGTGTTGATGCCGGAGGTGTTCTTGATCCCGGTGGGCTGACCCGAGGAACCGGAGCCGGAGAGCGCGCCAAGGTCAATCGCAAGCGCGATAGCCTGTGCGAGATCGTCGCGGATCAGGGCCTCAACGTCGAGGCTCGACTGGATGAGCAGCTGACGGGTGACGTCCGTGTGAGCACCGAGGGTGCGGGGCACCATCGACACCGAACCAACGGTCATTTCCGACTCGGCAGAAGCCCCGCCTTCCGTAGCGATCCAGCCTGCGGCTGCTGCTGCGGTTTTCTTGGGGATTTTAACGTCGCCGGAGAGGCCATTGAGCATCCGGGCACCGGCTTGCATGACGGAGCTGGCATTGCGCAGCACGTCGATGAAGTCACCGCCACGGAAGTCGTCGGTGAACAGAGCAGCCTCATCGGCGCTGTTCAGGTCGCGCTTCCAGTTGCGGAGCACTTCAGCCGGGAGCAGGATGCCCTGAGCAGCACGACCGTACTGGTCGGCAGCTGCACGGGAGCACTCAAACTCGAATGCAGCGGCTTCTTGAGCACGACGGTCGGTCGGGTTGGCGAGAGCGTGGATAGCGCGGATGATGCTGAAGCGCTTCACGTCCTGCTTGCCCATTCCGATGTCTTGCGCCTCAAGGGCACGCTCGGAGCCGATCACTTCGAGGAGCTCGCCACGGAACTCTTCGACGCTCTTGCCCTCTGCGATTGCCTTGCGGGCCATCTCGCCTTGATTGTGCCGAGCACCGAGCTCGACGATTTGCGCAGCACTGCGCTGTGCGGCTTTGCGGGCTTCCGCCTCGACTGCCGCGATGTCCACTTGATCGGTCATTTTTTGACCCTCCTGGGGATTATTGGACTCAACGGTGATTTGAGGAACGTGCCCGCTGCGACCAACGCCAACTGTCACGTCACCGGGGATCGAAACGATGCTTGCCTCGACGGGGCGCCAGGACTTGGCCACATAGGTGTCCTTGTCCTTGCGCTCCAGCTTTTTGATGGCGTAGCCGATTGAGACATTCGCACGGATACCGTCCACCACATCATCGAAGACCTCGCGGGCCAGTGGGCCTTTTCCAAAGCGCACCGTCGCACGGAGTCGCCGTGCCGAGCCATCAAGGTCAACCGATTCAATGACGCCAATTTGCTGCTCGGGGTCGTGATCGAGCAGAAGCGGGGCGCGGCCGCTGTTTAAGAAAGAAAGATCAATCGCCTCGGCCGAGTGCTCAAGCACCTCCATGCCGAAGCTGCGCTCAACGGGAGCCTCGGAGGAGACGGCCATGCGCACTCGTCGCTCGTCAGCGTTGACGGCCTGGGGGTCGAGCTCCATAGCGCGATGCACCACCTCGGGAGAGGCTTTGCGCTCCTCGGCCTCGACCTCAGTCTCGGTTGCCTCGACCACTTCAAGCTCAACCGTCTTGATCTGTTCTTCGCTCATCGTGCGTTCCTCCGTCGCCGGCTCAAACTCCAGCGCTTCATAGCCATTATCTATCAACCACGCTCTGGCGTCATCCACCGACCACTTGTCTTTATCAAAGCGGATGCTCTGAATCTCGCTGGTGCCGTCCTTGAGCCCGAGGATGATGTGGATGCCATCGCCGAGCTCATCATTCATGCGTCGGAAGCCATCATATTGGTCGGGGTCGCGAATTCGCGCAGCGTGCTCGTTTGGATAGGGCCGAGACTCCTGGTAGGCGCGATCCGCATCATCAGCGTCATCCATGCGGTCGGAGATATTATTGGCCCAGGTGCGGCCAGGATCGCCACCCCATAAAGCCCACGCGATCCGCCCGGCGCTAGGGTATCCCTCCTCGCCGGGGCTCCAACCCTCGCCCTGCTTGTCCACTTCATGGCGGGCGAAATAGGACACCATGCGCTTCACCGTGTCGAAGCTGAGCTCGCGCCGGTTGCTGATGTCCCGAGCACGGGCCACGCCCACCTCGGTGCCGCCGCGACCGTACTCCTCGCGCCAAGCAAGGCCGCGCTCGGCCTCCTCGACCATCCCGTCGGTGGGGGTGGTGCTGATCTCGACTCCCTTATAGGTCGGCATCGTCTGCTACCTCCGGCACCACCGGCATCTGCTGCGCCGCATAGGGCTCAAGGGCGTACTTCACGCCAAACTGCGCCATGAGCTCGCGATCCTTAGCGATCTGGGAGAGGAGCTCCTCCACGTCGCGGCCATAGTTTGCGGCCACGTCCTGAAGGGAGAGAATTCCCGCCTTCATGCCGGTGATGGCTGCCGTCATCTCCTTCTGCGGGTCCACCCAATTCCACGCCCGGCCCCTAAACTCAGCCGCGTCGGAGAAGCGCTCAAACTGCCGGACGGGGATGCCGATGGAGTCCACCTCCATGGCAGCTTCAAGCCATGCGTCGAAGGCCGGCCGCACGAAGTGGTCCAGCATGAACTGCTGGAGCGTGCGGTAGTAATCCCGCTCCTCAAGGGCGCCCTGGCGGATGCTGCTGTAGCTCGTGGCCTCGAGGTCATTGGAGAGGCTCGTGTAGCTCACCCCCAGCCCCGAGGCGATGCCTTTGAGCACGCTGGTGTGGAAGGCGTCGAACTCGTTCGAGGGATATTGGGGGTCAAAGCTCTTGAAGTCGACGCCCTGCGGCAGTTGGTGGAAGGTGCCCGGCTGCGCGTCCATGATCGGCACGTTGCCATCCAGGTCATCAGCCATGAAACCATCGCCGCTCGGGCTGGTGAAAAAGCCCATCTTGCTCGCGCCCACTCGGGCATTGACGATGGCCGCCTCACGCAGCGCGCCCAGCTGCTTCATCGACGCAAGGGCCGGCGCCATCCACGGCTCGCCCCTTGTCTGCCCAGCGCGGAGCGGGCGGAAAATGTGGATCACCTTGCTCGCCTCAATCCGCCGGTGCTTCGGGGATCGCGTTTGCGTCGTGAAGTCATAATCGCCGGGGTGCCCGGTCAGGACGTGGTAGGCCACCGGCTTGCGGAAGCGGTCGAGCTCCACGCCCATGCGAATCTCATTGCCATTGGGCAGACGCTCCGACTTCTCCTCGTCGATCTGGTCCGGCTCAATGAACTCAAGGGCGAAGGAGTCGTGGAAGGAGGCGCCCCGGTGCTTGATGATGAACACCTCGCCATCGCGGGCGAGCCCCTCCATCACCATCTTCTGCACATCGTTCCAGCTCATCTTGCCGTCGACGGTGCAGTTGCCGAGCCGTCCCCAGCGCCGGAAGGCCGCCTCGACGGCATTATTGCCGCCCTGATCGAGCCGGCCGACGGTATCAATTGCCTTGACCTGAAGGGTGAAGCCGCGATCCCCCACCACGTTGGTCTTGAGGAGCTCCAGGTATCGCTTCGCGTACTCATTATTGCGCGCCAGATCACGGGTCCGCGCCCGCATCCTTGAAATTACGGGGTAGAGCTCCGAATCTGCACTGCGCTCGCTGCCGGGGAAGTCAGCAAAAAGCCGCCCAGTGCTGGCGGCCGCGTAGGATCGCTTGAAGGTCCGGCCCCTGACAGGCTCTGGGGCGGGCTTCTTCTTGAACCAGTCAGCGATCCCCATGCTTAAAACCTCACTTGAATGGTCGAGCCGTTTTTCTTTCCGCGCTTCACGAGCTCTTTGTTGGTGTGCTGCACCACCTCGCGGCGGTAGTGATCACGCGCATCGAGGAGCTCCTGAAAGCTCAGCTTGGTGAGGCTACGGCCGGCAATGGAGTAGGACGCCACGTCGCTGTCAGCCTTCCCGGCCAGCAGCGCCTCGATCTTGTCCAGCATGATCTCGGCATGGATGCGCGGATCGGCCTGGTTCGAGTCCATGTCGGGGATGGCCTCGAAGTCCCCGATGTCGACGACGATGCGATTGCCGCTCGCCGTCTCCGTGACCTCCAGCTGCCAGTGATACAGGCCGGGCAGGAAGGACGCGCTGGTCTCGCTCGAGACCGTGAACAGATAATAATCATCCGTCGAGCCCGCCGCCTGCGGCATCTTGATCTCGGTGCTGCCCCCGCCCGTGATGCGGGCCACATATTCGGCGGTGTAGCCAGAGCTAGTGGGGTAGTCATCAGCAACATCCGAGCGCTTCCATTGCAGGAAGTCACCGACCACGATCTCGGTGGGTTCACCTTCCGGGGCGTTCGCTGCGTCAAATAGATTTGCCATCGTCACCGCCAACTATTCACGAAGCCGCCCACGCGCTGCGGTCTTGGGATGAAGCCTTGCCGCGCCGGTGCGGGCGGCGCCTTCTCCTCAGTCTCAGCCGGGGCCGCCTCCAAACGGGCAGCCAAGGCGTTGACATTCACGCCAATGATAGCATGAGCAGCCAATGCGTACACAAAGCAGTCGAGGGCCTCGTTTCGTGGCCGCGTCTTGATGAACTCGCGCCGCTGGAACCCCTTGTGGTATCTGGTCACGATCTTCTCGGCGGTCAGCTGCTTGAAATACTCGTCGGGCAGAACATCGGAAAAGTGCACATAAGCCGGCCCCTGGTCCGTCACTTTGAGCCGTCCGAAGAGCGTGTCCTTCACCGTATGCACGCCCACGGGGAACAGGGGGCACTTGCCGACGTTGTTCTTGCTCGGCCGCCCCACCATGGCCTTGCCTTCGCCGCCCACGCCCTTGATGGCAAACACCCGCCGCCCCGCGTTGCGCTTGCAGTAGGCATAGACCGCATTTGTGTAGTGACCACCCGAGTCCACGCACGTCGACCGGATCATGATTTGCCGCCCCGACTCCGTTTCGTACTGGGCGAAGAGCTTGGAGTCCAGCGCCGTCCAAAGCTGCGGCGTCGACGGATCGCCCCAGAGCGTGTCGTGACTCAGCACCCACGTCTCGTCGTCGCGGCCGTGGCCCAACAGCGTCACCTCGAGGCGATTGTCCTGCACGTCGACGCCCGCCGTCAGCACGATCACCTCATCGGGAATTGCCGGCAGCGGCTCGCGCCTCTCCGCCAGCGCCCAGTCGTCGACCGTCTCGCCCTGGTCCTCCCAAGTCTCGCCGAGGTAGGTGTTGGTCCACACCCGGAGCATTTCAGGGTTCTTCTTCGCGGCCATGAAGTCCCGCACCCCATCAGCCATCGGCGTCCACGGGCTATACATCCCATTGATCGCGAAGCCAGCCACCCCCGTGAAGGGTTTCGAGGCCCTCCACTTGCCGTTTCTAATCGCCCAAATGCGGTCAGCGTCGCTCCACAAGGCGCCACATCCTTCGCAGGCGTAGCGTGCGGTCTCGGGATCGTTGTCGATCCATTGCACATTGCTCCATTTCAGCACCTGAAATTGCTCACAATGGCGGCACGGGACGTGGTAATGGCGCTGATCCGACGCCTCGAAAGCCTCCTCAATGCGGCTGGCGCCCTTATTCGTGGGCGTCGATACCATGATCACCTTGCGATTCCAGAAGGTCGCCGCCCGCTTTCGGGCCAGCTGGATGGGGTCGCCCTCAGTGCCGGCGCTCGATGGGTAGCGGTCCACCTCATCGCAGAGCACCAGGCGGATTGGGCGGGAGGCCAGGCCAGCTGCACTGTTCGCACCCACCATTGTCAAGGCTCCGCCGGGGAAGACCTTGTGCAGCGTGGTGTTGCCACTATCCCTCGCCCTCGGGTCTTTGATCTTCCCGCGCAGGGCTGGCGTCGAGCGCACGAGGCCAGCGGCCACCCGGTCCTTGGAAAACGCCTGGGCCATCTCGAGGGTCGGCTGGAGCACCAGGATCGGGCACGGGTCGTGGGCAATGTGGAAGCCAAGGATGTTGAGGATGGCCTCGGTCTTGCCCAGCTGAGCTCCGGCCATCACCACCACCTCGGGGGTCGCCGGGTCGGAGCAGGCGTCCATGATGCCGCGCTGGTACTCGGCGCGTCCCGTGTACCACTGGCCCGGTTCGGCGCTACTCTGCGCGTCCAGCTTGCGGTATCGGTCAGCCCACTGACTCACCGTCAGTTTCGGGGGCGGACTCAAAATCTTCGCGCTCTCGGCCAAAAGCCTCCTCGCGCTTTGCAGTTTCATCGCCATATTCGTAGAGCTCCTGAAGGGCTTCGTTGACCAAATCCTCAAGCACGCCAAGCACCTCGCCTGGGTGCGTTTGCGGTGCCACGATTGGCGCGGCCTTCGACGGCAAGCCGAGGAGTCGGCCCTTCATGTCGCCTAGCATTTCCTCCCATTCACGCTTCACATCATCCGCCCGCACCAGGGTGCCGGCAAGCTCCTCCACCTCAAGCTGCGCCTTGTCGGCTTGCAGCTTCACCAGGCGCGACTTCTCCTGATGGTAATCCTCCGGCGCCCCAGGTCGACCCTGGGCGCGCTCCTGAAGGTATCGCACATATCCCTGCACCGCCGGCACGAGCTCATATCGACCATGGTCGTTCTTCGGCACGATGCCCATTTTGACCAACTGCTGCACCCGGCGATCCGACACCATGAACAGCTTGGCGATGGTCCCGACGGGGTAGGATGGGGAGGCGGGGTCATTCTTCATTTTTGCAGCCTTGGAGCGCTGGGGTCGGATTTGCACCGCCCTCTCCCGCATGGATTGCGGGCGTGTCGCTAACTACACTTCCAGCGCGTTTGGGGTAAGGCTTTGACAATGGTAGCACAGCCTTTTTCATTTCCTGATCCAAGGGCATGAGGTATCGGTGTTTCCCGGGGAGGGGAACCTTAACAGCACCATCTGGAACTTTTGCAATGGATCCTTTGCCGCCTCCGAATTGCTGTCCTGTATAGGCTCTCTTGTTGAGCCGCTTGCCGTTAAGTCGCCACTCGTAATTAGCAGAACTTTGCCCTGCATAAACCCAGTTTGTCGCCTGATAAATGCCACCATGATGACCCTCTGCTGGGTCTGAAAAAGATACGATCAAGCGAAGGCCCGGAGACTGCTTTTTCAAAAACCGGAAAGAAAAAGCCATCATTCTTG